AGCGTAATTAAAAAGCCAGCACCAATGTTACTCGCAATATCTCCACCACATGTGTTTATAATATATCCAATATTAATCACAAGTTGACTGATTAAAACCAAAATCATGTAAATAACTAATGATGTGTTATTTGCCGATCCATATTTGGACATTTCTTCGCTGTTTTTCGCATTTTTTAAATTTTCATAGGTAAGTTTTGGTTTAAGAATAGTATAATAAATAATTGTAATAATGATAAATACAAATACAGAAATGTAGGAACTATTCATATATATGTATATTGTGTATAATTTATTTTGAAATAATAAAAGTAATTATTATATAATTATATAATTTATGAACTTTAACGATTTTTCTAAACCAACCTTAATTGAACCTGGTGTAAAATTTTTTTTAAATCAAACATTAAAACAATGTCACGAATTCAAAAATAAATACAACAATATTATATTCAATATATCATTAGCTGTCGGGTTTTTTCTACTTTTAGGAACAATTCTTCTATTCAAATACAAGGGAAAACTAACCCCTTCTGAAAAACAACGAAAAAATCACGAAAAACAGCAATATGTATTATCCAAAATCAAGAATTACCAGGAAACCAAATTAAGAGCACAACAATCATTAATCACTGGGTTACCTCAATGGGACGACGAGCACACTCTTTTACATCGAAAATTGTAAAGTGTTTAAATGTGTAAAAATAAAATATCACCAATTTATAAGTAATATGGCAGAAATATTAGATATTGAAAATATTGAAAACGTGGAAGAAAACAATAAAGAAACCAAAGAAAATCCCCTACATGACGCAATAAATAAATTTTACCAACTAAAATCAAAATACGAGGATGATTATGAAAAAGAAAAAATCGCATTAATCAAATTAAAAAACAAAAATAATTTAAGTTGGAAAGATGTCAGATTTGAATTTAAAAAAATTTTTCCAAAATGTGTAAATTGCCAACGACGTGTGGGATCTATTTTTGAAATCAAAGTAAATAACGAATTTGAAAGAGTATTAAAAGCAATGTGTGGAGACAGAAAAGATCCTTGTCCATTTGATATAGAAATAAATTTAGGCATAACCTATGATTTACGATATTTAATGAATGAAAATGAAGAAGAAACAAAGAAATTCAAACATCAAATCATATTGGATAAGAACGATTTTTTATTTGGATATATAGATTCAGAAGAGGCTGTTCAAAAATTTGATGAAATTAAAAACGAAATTAATGGGTCAATCGAAAGTTCAGAATATTACATGTCATTATTGAATGAACAAATCTATAATGTAGATAAAAAAAATAATTTAAAAAAAATACAAACCGAGGTATATACAAATATATCAAATATTAAAAAATACGCGGACGAATATAAGAAGACACATAATAAACAATTCATGAGTGATATAGCGCGTATATATTATCAAGACATGACACCACGTTTAAAGGAAATCATGGAAGAAAAATACACGGCGTCTTATGTTGATCAAGAGAATAATATAAATCTTTTAGTTCAAGAACCCATTTCTTTTGAAAATGTAGAATACACTTTAGGTGATACCGGAGTTATTAAAATGAAATTTGAAGTTTCGTCCTCATCAGGTAAAAAAGACAAGACTCGTAAATCAAGGAAAGGAGAACCTAAAAATGTTTCAAAGAAAAACATTGTTATAGAGGAAGGCGCAACATTATCTCTATAAAAAATTATATTTTAATAATATATTAATATATAATAGAAATAATGTCAATCACAAAATATATATCGATTCCTGTATTTTTGTGTAGTTTAGCATTTGGTCTTTTTTTTGTGTATATAATGGGTCCTGAATTAAAAGAGGTTTACATGTATCCAACCCCAGAAAATAGCGATTCTGTACAATACCGCGACAAGGCGGACAATTGTTATATGTACCAAGCGAATGAAGTGAAATGTCCGGCAGATAAATCAAAAATAAAATCAACACCAATACAACGGTAAAACATAAATATTTTAGAAAATGATTAAATAATAATCGTATGTAAATATATGTTGAGACTATCTAAATTTTTACATACCGAAAGTGGGAGAATATTAATGTCCATCATTTTAGGATTAGGTTTAGCCACGTTATTTAGAACAGTTTGTAAAGGTAAAAACTGTGTCATTTACAAGACGCCACCTATAAATGAAATCGACGACAATGTATATAAGTTCGGCGATAAATGTTATACCTATAAAAATATTTCAACAAAATGCGATAAAACTAAAAAAATAATAGAGAATGAATAAATTCGCACATTTGCGTATCTTGTATCATTATAATAATCAAAGTATATTATAATAATATGTCCGGGGATACCACAAGTATATTAGACTTACCTACGGACCCAACTGGCGGCGGAACAATCGGAGGAAATGTTTCTTTTTCGATTAATGAAAGAATACCAGATGGTAATAACCAAGGAAATCCAACACAATCCTCATCCGGAATGAGTTTAGACCAAAATACAATTACACAATTAGTAAGCGGATTACAGCACGCTAGTTCAACTGGGGTCACCCAATTACAATCTAGAGACATTCCAAGAAACACTGATGGTCTTGTACAGGACCCATCTATACAACCCAACTATATTCCCCCAGCCTCAAGTGATTCGCAAGATTATATAAGGGATTACCAGGAAAACGAGGATATTATAGCGGAATACAATAAACAAAACGAGAGAATGGGTACCATGGATCAAATGTATGACGAAATACAGACACCTTTATTGTTATGTATATTGTATTTCTTGTTTCAATTACCAATTTTTAAAAGATTGTTGTTCAAATATTTACCATTTTTATTTTTTAAAGACGGAAATGTAAATATTTATGGTTATTTATTTACGAGTATTTTATTTGGTGTCATGTATTATATATTATCAAAAACAACAACTTTGTTTGGAACTTTTTAGTTATACACATTAAAATCTAAAAAAAGAATCCACGTTTCTTTTGTGTCCGTTTTTTGTTTTTACCGTTTTTCTTACTTTGAACCCGCAATGTTTTTACGTATTTGTTTTTAAGTTTTCCATAATTCTTGGTTTTTACCCTTGCGATTTTTATCTCCGCAGGTCTATAAGACAAAAACCATTCTTGAAATTCCTTACCCTGACGGTCATGTTTCAAATCCCTGAATTTTTGTGCCTTATCTGACCTTATTTCTTCAATTGTTTTTTGATGTCCATAACAAATTATATTAAACCGTTTCAGCAAACCTTTTTGACTCAATCTATTTTTTTGTTGTAATTCAAATAAATAGTTTGCCATACACAAAATACGATCTACATTATAGTATTTTTTTTCAGCATACACAAAAGCTAAATAATAACTCAACATGGTGTCGATGGTTGCTATTTTTATTTTCTGACCTCGAACTGTAATTTGATTATAACTATGACAAGCAATAGGCTCATATACAAAAGCAATCGTATCTTTACCAATCATAATTTGATAATTTTTCGGAATTACATCACCGATTGATTCATTGACTATGATACGCGCGTTATTCACATCAATATCTTTTAATCGTTCTACTACGATTTCGGCAGTCAATCCGGGATCTTCAGAAATGACATCAAAATCCGGGATTTTTTTGACTTGATGGTGTATTTCTTTTGGCATATACTTGGCATACATTGACATGGCATATCCGCCAAAAAATACGACAGATTGATTTACAAGAGTATTTTTCACATTCTCATAAATCGCCGCTTCTTTTTTGTGGTCATACATTTCTCTTTGAAAATCAACATCAGTGCAATTATCGGTTTTAAGCGGATAATTTTTATTCAAGAGAATTAATCTTTTTAATATTTTTTCCCATCGAGAGATATCTCCTGCGGGACGACTCAATTCAAGATACATGGACATTCTTAAAAAATTTGGTGGTGCATATAAAATACCGCCAACACTTATACTTTCGCGTTTAATACTTTTATACAAATCAACGTGTAACAATGTAATATCAGCGATTGGAATAAAATTCACAAATACTTTATAGGTACCATGATGAACCCCTGACTTTGCTTCAATCTCGGTGAAACCTGCCTTAAAATATAAATCTGCCAATTCTTTCGCATCATTTAAAGCATTTGGACTAAAAAAATCGTAATCCGGAATTTCAATGTCCTTATCATAAAATTGTTCTTGTTTGGGAAGTATATTATTAATGGCTGTTCCTCCGTAGCAAATAAGACTTTTTTTTTTGATAAAGTTTTCAACAATAGTTAAAATTTTTGTAATATCTGGAGAATTGATTGCTTTTTTACGAACCATATGTTCGGCTTTATCTACAGCTGAACGTAAAATGACTAATTCACAATCTTCAAATGACATATTTTTATCGCATAATTTATTCATATTTTCCTAGATATATTATCTAACATACATAGAGATAATATATTTATACATTTCCCCACCCCATAAAATTCTTAATCCAGATCCCTAAATTTTAAATTTATAATTTTTAGTGCTAACGGATCGAGGTTGATAACTAACCGCAGGATTTTGTGGTGTTGGGGGAGAAACAGTTACTGGTATATCACGTAGTTTTTCTGGTTTTAATACAAACGCGCAACCAGAATCATTAAAAAATTTATCACTTTCTTTTAAATTAACATCATCGCGTTGAAAACGCATCGCAATCATTTGACAACCAGTTAATCTTGCCGCGGCACCACTTAGATTTGACGGATTCGAACCTTTATCTGGCATAGCAATTGTCATATTTCTTCTATTGAAATTCTGTAATTCGGTAATATCAGGAGTGTTTTTAATATCATAGTTTCTAAGAGCGCGCATAAATATCGAATTACTCAATATATTTACATATTCGTACAAATCACGATTGTCCATAAATGCCTTGTTACTGTTATCAATAATTAAAATAACTTTTTTAGATAAATCAAGTAGTTTGGTATTTCCAAAATTAGTTTGTCCATTTTCATAGCTTGTCCCAGGTCCCATAAAATATTGGTCGTAACTATCAAATATTTTCGCTAAATTTTGGAACATTTTTTGATTACTACTTTTAATTCTTAAATGAATTAAGATGGGATCTTTTGAATTAGGCGCACCAGTATCAGAAAAGCCATAATTTATAATGATTTTCATAGCATCGGCAAAAGGAACACTATTGTATGTTTCCTTAATATAATAACTATCATTTGTTGAAGTCGCGATAACTGGTTGATCATTAATTGAATATATTTCAAAATCAAGACCCCTACAACCTTGTTTAAGAACATTTGTTAAATTACAGGTATTTACATAATCATTCTTGTATGAACCACCACTACAACAGTTATATGCGGTTTTGATGTAATAATCTTTCAATGTATATTTTGAATTAGGATTTGCTGAATTGACCGACTGTATTTTACCATTGATAGTACCATATTTATCATTCATATAATTACATTCACTAACCATTAAATTTTTAATGTATATATAATAAATAATAAATGAAATGGCGAGTGTTACCATTGCGGTCCAGAAAATATATGGCATAATATCTTCTTGGTCGAATATTTTTTTGAAATTGTTTTTTAATGTTTTTATATTATCACTATTCATGTTTTAGTAGTATCTATTATATAATAATAAAAGTATTTTAAAAATTAAAATAATAAAGTAATAAATATAATTAAAAAATTAATAAAAATATTTAAAATCAGTTAAATATAAATTTATTAGTATTATATAATAGTAGATAAATGAGTGGAGGATTAATACAATTAGTTTCAGCAAGTAATCAAGATATAATTTCAACAGGAAATCCAAGTAAAACATTTTTTAAATCGACATATCATAAATATACTAATTTTTCATTACAAAAATTTAGACTTGATTTTGAAGGAGCCAAGACTTTGCGTTTATCAGAAGAATCAAATTTTACATTTAAAGTAAAGCGTTATGCGGATCTTTTGATGGATTGTTATTTGAGTGTAGATTTGCCTAATATATGGAGTCCTATATTTCCACCAAATACAGATGCCGCTAGCACAGAAAATAATACTGGGGCGTGGATACCATATGAATTCAAGTGGATCGAAAATATTGGAGCACAAATGATATCGCGAATAACGATTACTTGTGGAAATCAAACCTTACAGGAATATTCGGGGAGTTATATACTTGCAATGGCACAGCGCGATTTTTCCGGGGAAAAGAAGGCTCTTTTTGATAAAATGACTGGAAATGTTCCTGAATTGAACAATCCTGCGAATTCAGGTAGTCGTGTAAATTCATATCCAAACGCATATTACACGACAAATCCAGCAGGAGCTGAACCATCAATTCGTGGTAGAACATTATATATTCCATTAAATTCGTGGTTTACTATGAAGAGTCAAATGGCATTCCCTTTAGTGGCTTTACAATACAATGAATTACAAATAAATGTTACAATGAGACCAATACAAGAATTGTTTCAAATACGTGACGTGATGGATAGCGAAAATAATTATCCGTATGTAGCACCAAATTTTAATTTATATTATATGCAGTTTTACCGTTTTTTACAAACACCACCCGATATTTCTCTAGGAGTAACTTCATATACTGACACCAGAACATTATGGAATGCCGACGTTCATTTGAATTGTACATATTGTTTTTTATCAAACGCCGAATCGCGTATATTTGCGTTGAATGAACAAAAATATTTATTCCGGCAAGTGCGAGAAGATATTTTCTACAATGTGACTGGGTCGAATAGAGTACAATTGAATTCGATTGGTATGATTTCAAATTATACATTTTATATGCAGAGAAGTGATGCGAATTTACGTAATGAATGGAGTAATTATACTAACTGGCCTTATAATTATTTG